CGGCTTTAACCCCATCCCGGGTGTAACCGGAGCTCAACGTCACCTGGACGGAGACATGAATAGCTGTTTCCTGGGCGGCTTCTACAGTCACCGTTGCCCCTACAGGGCGGGTGGCCTCAATATGGGCCTTCACCGCATTCACCAGCTCTGCCGCCGGAGCCCGTTTGGCCTGGTCCAGCACTACTACCTTCACCGTCCCCGGCCCGTTCCACAGCGGAAAAACCCGGGCATCCCCGATACCCTCCACTTCCATGGCCCACAGCTTATAATGGGCGGCGTTGCCGCTGGTTGCCTGGTTGCGCACCCGCTGCAGAAGCCGCTCCAGAAGGGAAGTGTCACCCTCGACATCGGCTCCCCCTGTTACCGCAGCAGCATTCTTCACGGCAGATATACCGGATACCGACACGGGAATGACGGTAATCGTCCCGGAGGCAGCGTTGCCGGAGGCCCCGGCCTTTTCCGCTTCCACCCGAACCACCCCCCGGCCCTCCGCAGACAGCACCACAGCGACTGTACTGACATAACGGACACCCGCTCCTGTGGCAAAAACCGTACCTTTGGGCACCGCTGCACCTGCCGAGCCTGACACCACTACCTCGCCGTTAGCCTTGACGGCACTGCGGCGGGTGACGCCATGCTCATCCGCACGGCGGTCCAGGTATATCCCGGAGCTCGTGGCGGCAAAGCCCAACCGCAGCACCCGCTCCAACTGGGCATAGGCAATGGCCAGCTCCACAGAAAGCGCCGAGGAAACGTCATACGAAAACGTCCCCTCCTGCTTGGCAATGCCCGGCTCCAGCCGTCCCAGCATGGACTTTAACAGCTTTTCCTGGGTTTCCTGCTCAAACATCCACCTTCACCTCCCCATAAATCGTCTCCACACTCACTCTTCCCTCCAACCGGTCTCCCTGGAGATTAGCCTCCACTTGGGGAACTCCCGTAATATATGGATTGACCAGCAACGCCTCGCGGATGTACCGGGTCAGCTCCAACTGGGTGGCCCCGGTTGTGTAGGAGCTGCCGATCAGGGCCTCCAGCTCCGTGCCGTAATACGGGCTGTAGCCCAAATAACGGTAACGCGCCGTACGCAGCGCCTTGTAGATCCACACCCGAAGCGCCTCCTGCCCTTCGACTACCACTGGAGTGCCGTTCACCAGCCTCATTTGCCCGCTGCCGAAATCCCAAGCGTATTCCCGGAACAGGGGCAGCTCTTTTTTGCCAAGTGCGCCTGCCGGTACCTCCATAAATGGAAAAATGCCCGCCATCAGCTCTTCACCACCTTGCTCACCGCTACATATTGCTGCTGGTTGTCCAGCCCCAGGACCAGAATCGTGTCACCGGGCTTCACCGTAGGTTCATCACCGGAGACCGCAGCCAGCAGCTCTGGCGCCGCCAGCACAAACGGGCTCCCCAGCTCCACACTCGACAGCCGGATGCGGAAGGGCTCCCCGCTTGCCAGCTCAGCCAAAAAAATACCGGAAGGGCGCGCCTTCACCGCCTCATTCCGGATGAAATTCACCAGCCATGCCGCACTCTGCATGTTAGCCTCCTTTGTATTCCTTCAGATACATAAAGATGTCCTCTTCCTTATCCTCGCCGGACGGGTCTGCTTCCTTCCCGGGCTGCTCCGCCTCCTGCTCATCCATCACATTCCGGAAGTTCAGCTCCAGCGCCACCATGTGCTGCCCGTTTTCGAAGGTATGCGTATCCTCATCGATATAAAAAAGCCCGTTGAGCCCTGTATAGGACTCCCGGACTTGAACCGCATTCCCCGCCATAAGGTCGTATGCATCCGGGCCACCCAAAAGCTCCACAGATGCGTTCTTCCTGTAATCCTGAAGCAGGGATTTGGCCATGGTTACCACATCCTTACCCTCCTCCTGCTGGTGCACCCGCTGCAATAGCCCATAGGAGGAAACCCACTCCGGACGGGAAATATGACCCAGGGCATTGCCTTTTTCATCCGCCAGCAGCACCGTATTCACCATATCCTCCAGATTTTCTCCATAACTGGACTCCGTCAGATGCACCGATGCAAGCACCTTGCGCCGGGCCACTAAAGCACCTTTTTCCACAACATCCAGCTTGCCTGCATTCATACGGGGCATATAACGTTTCCCGTTTTGCCTGCCTGCGGTGGTGTATGCGGTCATAATCGCCTCATAGCCTGTTTTGGCCAGATGGGGAAAGCTCTGGGGGATGCCTGTGTAGGCCATCTCGCCTGCCAGAATCTCCAACTCCCGGCAAACCACCTCCGCAATTTGCTCTGCTGTCACCTGCTGAAACTGCTTGGACAGCTCCGACTTGATGAGATAGATCATCCCGTCATAGGCGTTAATGGTCAGCCGGTTGCCGGTTAGGGTTTTAGACTTGCCAAACACATAACCCCGGAACAGCTCCTCCCCCTCACCGGAAAATAACATCAGCACATCCGCCAGCTCCACGGACGGAGAACGCAGCCAAGCATCCGTGGCAGATACGGTCAACTCCACCTCCAGCTTCCTTGCCGCCTCCTGATAGCTGCCGCTCCAGGTTATCCGCTGGACCAGATGGGTAAGGTCCGTCCGGCTGCCTTCCTTGGATAGGTGCAGAAGCTTCATAGCATCAGCGCCTTTCCTTCAGGCAGCACCAGCTCATCGGGCAAAGCATTCCTCCGGCGGAGCTCCTCGGCCCGGAGCGCATTATGGTAGAAACGGCTTGCTATAGCCCACAGTGTGTCCCCCGGCTTCGTGATGTAGATGCTGGGCACCGTACGCTCCACCGGCCGGGTGCCGGTATATTCCTGCAGCAGCGCCAATGCGTCTGTTGTCCCGTTTCCATCCAGCTCGGGAGGCAGAAACCGGTACTCCTTCAGCTCCAGGGTAAAATAAATATCCTGCGGCCCCGGCTTTTGCGAAACCTGGAAGCTTTCGATGGACATGGCCTCATTCACCTTCAGGCTCTCCCCCACGATGAGGAGGCGGATGGGCTTGCCGGATTCGCGCCAGCGGCGGATCAGATCCAGACATGCTGCCGGGGTGGGAAACCCGTTGTACTGGCAAAGCGCGTCCGGACGGACGGGAAAATACGAGGACAGAGTCACCGTCTTCAGACGCGGCTTTCCGATGAGATTGATTTCCCCGATTTCACTGTTGTTCACCGTGGTATTATTCAAGCCGGTGGACATCTCGAACTCACGTGGAGGTACGGGAAGCCGCAGCTTCTCGGCCCCGTTGTTGAAGGCCAGCCAATATTCAATCATGCCGTTGCACCTCCCGGCGCCATGTTGAAGCCTGCCGCTTCCACGGCTTGTTTCAAGGCGGCCATCAATCTGCCAATGTCCGGGTCAGCGGTTTTTCCGGCCGCCAGGTTAATCACCACAGGTGAACCCGACCGGTCCATACTCCTCGCCTCCTGCGCCGTCAGCACCCGCTCGTTCTGATGGAGCATAGCGGGATAGTTGTCATAGGGAACACGGGGAAGACCGATGGCTTTGGGTTTTGGAGCATCCATTAATCCCATGTCAATTAAGTGACCCCACACCCAATCCCTCCCGTCATGGAGAAAATTACGACCTTTGGGTTTTCCAGATAAAGCTGTATCAGGAAGAAAAGGCGCTTCAGGGCTGGAGTTTTTAGATTTCTCCCATGCAGCATTCTTACCCAACTCTCTAACTTTCTTCCTTTCTTCAACTTGATCCATAAACCCGCCTGCACTACTTATAACTAGCGCCGTTCCCGCAGCCGCAGCCCCTACTACAGGACCACCTACTGAAGTAGCTGCAGTACCGATAGTAAGACTTGATAATACAGGATGATCTTTCGCAACCTCACCTAATCCTTCGATCATTCCTCTTCCTATGGATTTTCCAATTGTCGTACCTACTTCACCGAACTTGATGGCCGCATCAGCAAAAACTTGGATTAAATCATTAACTATATTTTGAAAAAAATCTTTCCCTTCCTTTTTGAACCAATCATTAAAGCCTGTTTTGACCTTATCCAGCACCATCGTGATCTTGTCCTTTAGATCCAGCTTCCCGAATTCCTCATTGTTGAAAAATGTGCTCTCCAGCCATCCGCGAAGCTGCTCGGAGCGTTGGGTCACCCCTTGAGCCAAACCGCTCAATAATTCGGAGCCAGCTGTAATCATTTTTTGAAAGCCATCGCTTCTTAAAAAGGCAGCCCAATTCTTCAATTCCGGCTTTAAGGCATCCAGCGTTTTCCGCCCCATGTCTCCAATTCCATCCTTCAGTGCATTGGTGATGGATTTCCAAAGACCTTCTGCGGATTCTCCCGCTTTTTTGCCTCCGCCCGCGAACATATCGGATAACGCTACTCCATTGCGGCTAGTGACCTTGCCCATGTTTTTCCCGGCGGCTTTGATCTTGCTTTCTGTCGTCCGGAAGCCAAAATCCTCCATGGCATCGGCCTCACCCTTTTTCAGCTCAGCCAATGCGTCCAAGGCATCCTCAAGGGATTTCCCCGGAGTGACGGCCGCCATATCACCGGCAAGCCGCAACAGATTGCTCGCTTCGCTGGTATCGCCCATGGCAATGCCAACAGCCCGGGTGCCCGCTTTTTGAACCTCCTCCGAATCGAAGCTTGCTAACTCCGGGGAGCTGCGGTAGGTTTTCATATAATCGGCTGCGCGTTTTTTGACGGCTTCCGCAGGCAAGCCCTTGTTGTTGGCGGCAATCAGATGCTCGACACTGAGAACATTGCGCTCCATAGCGGCTGCGCCTTTAATAGAGGCGGTCACCAGTTGGGCGGTATGGCTCAGAAGCTTAAGGGGCTGGAACATCAGCTTGACCACCTTCATAAAAGCCGAAAGAATGCCCAAAGCCACCTTCGCTCCGGCTTTGACCAGCTTCTCCTTCCAATCCGAGCCCTTAGGCTCCTTAAGCTGAAGGGAAACAAACACGTTGGTGTGATCCATATCCTTCAAGCTCTTCTGCACCGTTTTCAGATCAGTCGCCGCTTCCTTGGTGTTCATGTTGATTTCATACTTCTGCCCGAAGGTCTCCTCCAGCGCCTTCTTCGTTTTTTCCGTTTCGTCGCGGAACTCCTGGGTCTTTTTGATGGCCTGCTTCAGCGTGTCCGTGTAGTTGTCGGTGAGGCTGAGCACGGCGGTGAGCTTCATAAGCGGTCCTCCTTTCCTTGCAGCTCCTTACATACAATCTCCTTACATCAGCGGTACGGTGGGCCAGGCCTGCTGGCGGATCAGCCGGTCCCGCTCCATCACCTCGTATTCGAAAAATGCCCGCACCAGCAGCTTTTCGCCAGGGGGCATGGTGTAAACCTGCGACGGAAGGAGCGCCTTGCGGCTCCAGCAATAATAGAGGAACGCGAGCTCCCCGTCCGTCTCTATCCGTTTTTTAGCTCGGTTACCGCGTTCTCACTGTAGCCGGACAGCTCGGAAATTTGTCTGTACAGATGGGCGATTTCCCCGGATTGCAGCAGCTTGCCGGATTCTAGCAGCTCCTTGGGGGTGGCGACGCCATAGCGCTCCATGAGCTTAGGGGACTTGAGGTCCGGGGCCGTTACCCCCTTCAACAGGGTAAAAATCCGCACCGCCACCGGGTCCTTCACACCGCCCTTGTCGCAAATCTCGCTGATCTCCTCCTCCTCGGACAGGGTCAGCGCCTGAATGGTGAAAACCACCTTCTCTCCGACCACTTCACTAAGACGGGTCAGCTCCACCTGGCGCACCGGGCGCTTCAGCTTGGTTGGGTCCAGGCCCAGCAGCAAATCCAATGTACTCATCGATTTGTTCTCCTTTTTATTGTTGATATGTGTAAAAAGTCCGTTGTGCAGCGGGTGGAAGGAGCAGGTGCGCAGCAGCCGGTGGGCGGGATTTAACAGCGCCAGCCTCAAAATAGCGGAACCCTATGTTCCGCTATTCCAGCAGCGCAGACGCCAAAGCCGGGGTAGCGGAAGTCAACCTTCCGCTCCCCCCCACTCCCACCGCCCCTGCCGCTCTGCCTCACGAAATTAAGTACCGCTAATTTGCTGACAAACTCCTAAAACCGCAGAGTTTTGTCAACAAAAGCGGATACTCATTCCCTGTCAGCTCCTTAGTTACTCCCCACCAAATCGGTGGTCTCCCAATCAGTGAAGGTGAACGGGCATTCCAGCTCGCCGTTTTTGCGCAGCTCCCAGTCGATGAGGGTCATATCGTCGAAGCTGGCATCCTTGATGATAATGCGCTCCGCTCCGGCGGCGGAGGGGTCCTTGACCTGCGAAATGATCTGGAAGCGGGTGATGGTCCCGGCCTTGATCAGCTCGCTGAGCTTGGCGATCATCCGGGAGTTGGTTTTGTACATGCGCAGGGTGCCGGTGCCCTTGTACCCCATAAACTTGCTGTCGGTGGCGTATTTGCCCGCAACCGGAATATCCTCTTTTTCAATGCTGACCTTGGCTTGCAGGCCCTTGACCTCCGCAATATATTCACCGTCCAGCCACACCTCGCCGAACGTGCCGTTAATTACCTTTTCCCCTTGCATGGCCATACATCAATTCCTCCTTGGAAAATGGGTTTAAAAGATCTCTCGCTTACAGAAAAATATCCAGCTTGATATCCTCAATGGCATCCAGCGGCTGCACCGTGGCCTTCAGGAACACCTGATCGTCGGTGTTGGCCTCCTTCAGCTGCTGCTCGTTCATCCCGGTTACGTTAACCCCCGTGGATTGCAGATACACACGCTGCGCCGCCACATCAATGGCCGCCCGGTTTTTACCCGGATCGAGAATGCCGCTTTGCTCCAGACCCTCAAAATAAGCATTCATGGCTGAAACCAGAAGCAGCTTGTTCATATAGCTGTTGTTCATTTTGCCGATGTAGTTGTCCTCCGCTGTTTTGCGGATATCCGCATACAGCTTGTTAAGCACACGGACCACCTTGATCTTTTTCCAATCGGCTCCCATGGCCTGGGTGGGGGTGACGAAGGAGGTGACGCCGCGGGCGATTTTCACCTTTTCCCCGTCGTGATAGAGGATCAGCTTGCCGGCATCCACAGCGGCATCCGCCTGGGCCTTGGTCAGCTTGGGCACATTGGTCACCTCGGGCAGCACCTGGTAGGTAGGCGAAACCGACAGAGGCAGACCGGCGATCAGACCGGCAATCCGTGCCGTAAAATCCGAATTGGTGTACGTGACGGTCCCCACCTTGATGGTGTCCGTGGTAAAGTTCACAACCGCCGGATGATCCGCCGCCACAGAGGGCAGCACCGCCATAATCTTGCGGAGCTTCGTCTCGAACAGCCCCTTGGCCCACACACCCATGGCGGCCGCATCGGCAGCGGCAATGCCGGGCACGGCCAGTACGTTCCATTGGATGGTTTCCAGGTATTCCTGGGCGGCGGCGTAATCCGTGGCATTGGCGGGAATCACCACCAGCTTCACCTGGGTAGGAGCACCGGCCAGAGCCAGACGGGCGTATTCCTTGTTGGCGGACGTCAACGCGGCCGGAATATCACTGACCGTGTAGAGCTGGTGCTCCACCACTCCGCTGCCTGCGGAGGCGTCCTTCAGAATCAGCGCGGCAATGCCTGTTGCGCCTTGGGTGACGGCGGCAGCGGCCGCTTGTTTGAACACAATTTGGATACTCGGTAATGGCATGAATAATTCCTCCCGTTAAATAAATGGTCTTGCAGCGTACAAAATCTTCCTCAAATTCCCTTCCAATGCAGCTCCTGCATCAGGGGCGCCTCCGGCTCTGCGGAGCTTGGGGTATATTGGGTGGAGAGGGTGACGGTCAGAAACATGCCCGTTTCCCCTGTCCCTCCGGTGAAGGCTTCTACCTGGAACATGGTGCCGTCAGGTGCCGTCAACACTGGCCCCCGCATAAACGCCTCCCGCAGCTGGTCCGCCACGGTGAGCTGGGCAAGCCCATCCGGAATACCTCCGGCGGGCATCTCCGGCAGAACCATGACCAGCCACTGGATCTCGAAGCGGACGGTAGACACACCAGTCTTTTCCGCACTGCTGGCCTGGTGCTCCAGATAAAATGCCGGAACCAAAAGCTCCGCAGGCAGAGCCTCCACATAAAAGGGCCAGCTGCTCCCAGGCATGGCCTGCCTGATCGTTGTCTTCATAGCCTCAAGACTGCTTCGATACATGTAAACCCGCCGCCTTTCCTGCAGAGTGGTAAAAACGGTCGGCCAAGGCGGGCAGCTTGCCTGCCGTCTGCTGCAGCACACGTCCCATAATCCGGGGAGCGCCCATCCGGGATGCATTGGGCACGGCTGTTCCCGCTGCAATGGCGTATGGCCCTTTTTCCTCCAACACCCATTCCCGCTTGCCGTTATAGGCCGCCCGCCGGAAGGATGCAGCCAGCCTTGGGGATACCCGGACGCTTCCGGCTGCACAAGCATCCATAAACTCCTCCGCCATGTCATATCTCAGGCGGTTATAGAACCTGCGGTTGGCCGAAGCTCCGGCCATCTGCCGGATGGCCTTATCCAGGCTCTGCACAGTCAGCATGGTCCGTCTCCTCCTTTACGCAGTGGTGGGGTTTGCTGCAGAATTGCGCACTCCCCTCCCAGTTGCCCCACAGGCAGCCCTTGCAGCGGGTCGGCTGGACAGCCAGATACCCTTGAAACTTGGGAACCCGTTTGCGGAACCACTTCATCGCCTCTCTCCTCTCTTGTTCGAAACCTGATTGGGTAACAAAACATTCCCCCAAAAGTGACGAGCT